TGGACTTTAGGAACTACAACAGCAACAGCTTCTAGCACTGGTAATATGAGTGGATTTACTAAAGGAGCTTTAGTAGCTAATATAGATAATTCTACCATGACAAATGTTACAATAGATCTAGGAACATACGCTAACTAATAGATTATAATGGCTAGTAAGTTATTAATAAAAAGAGGTGATGGTGCACCTGTTTCAGGTAGTATAGATGAATACGAATTAGTATATGATTATACTAATAATCAACTATATACTAAAGTAGGTAGCACCATAACTGCTGTTGGTGGTGGTGGAGATGCTGATACTTTAGACGGTATTAACTCTACCTCATTTCTTAGAAGTGATGCTGCAGATACAGCAACTGGACTACTAACATTAAATGGTGGCGTACACATCTTATCTGGTACAGGTGGAGGTAAACTTAGAATAAAAAGAAATTCTGGTTCTACTGATGGAGATGATATTGTCGATTTACATTTAGATGATTTTGGATTGTATGTTGACCTCGATAATGACAATGATAGTGACCAATCTGAATTTAAATTTAGATATAAAACTGGTGGAAGTTTTACCAATCTATTAGCTTTTAATAGTTCAAGTATTTCTTATAAAGGAAATACAATACCAACTATTTCTAATATGGCTAATGATAGAATTGTTACTGGTAATTCTTCTACAACCATTAGAGGTGAATCTAATGTTACTATTAACTCAAGCAACAATCTAACAATAGGCGGTGGAGGACAACTAACACTTACTGGTGGAACAAATGCAGTTATTAACGTAAATAGTACAGCAGATAGTTTTATAGAAAAAGATAGTGGTACAAATTTATATTTAGCTAACAATGTACAAGATGGCGATTTACTATTAAGAGTTAATGATGGTGGAACAAATAAAACTGCTATTAGCATTGATGCAAGTGATAATGCAAGAGTCAAATTGCCTTATGACAATCAAAGACTAGCAATAGGTGCTGGTCAAGATTTACAAATAAACCACGACGGAAGTAATACTTATATTGATAATTATACTGGACAATTTAATATCATTAACAATCAAGACGATGGCGATATTATATTTAAATCAGATAATGGTAGTGGTGGAACTACTAATTATATGGTTATTGATGGTGGTGCTACTGCTATAGATTTATTACAAGACACAAGGGTAAAAGCTGGTAAGAAACTATTTTTAGACGGAGGAGGTAATAGTTATATTTGGGAAGAATCTGCTGATAATGTAATGTTTTATATTGGTGGTAGAAATATGCTTAGACTTCACGAAGGTAACGGAGAAGTAGTAGTTAACGACTCTCAATTAAATACAGATTTCAGAGTAGAGTCTGACGGTAGAGATAAAATGTTATTTGTAGATGCTTCTGCAGATATAGTTGCTATTAACGGAAGTGGGTTAGGCGGTAGATTTAATATTACCGAAAGTACATCAAGTGGTAATCCTATTGCTATGCGTATAAGAGGTTATGATCATTCTTATATTTTAAGTACTCAAAATTCTTCTGCAACAGGTAATCCAGAACAATTTAGAATTGAACATTATGATGGCAATGTGAGAATGAACTCATTAAGAGGTTCATTAGCTATAAACGAGGAAAGTGGGCAAAATGTCGGAATTAATACTGCATCACCAAGTTACAAATTAGATGTTGCAGGCGATGCTAGAGTTCAAGATGTTTTATATTTAGAAGGTAATGGAGACCAAATGTTAAGGTTTTCCAGAAGTGGTGCTGATGTAGTAAGTATAGAACAAGATAGTTCTCAATTATATTTTTACAATAGAACAACAAGTAAAGTATTATTCTTAATGTCTGAAACTGGTAGTGCAAAATTAGGATATAACTCTAATCCTGAGTTAGAACTTAGAAATACAGCTACAAGTGCTGGTAGTGGTTCAAGTTTAACATTTGGACATAGTCAAAGCGGTACAAATAGTGTAGCAAGAATATCATCTTACTTAACAGATGGTAGTCAAGCTAATAGAGCTGGACATTTAAGATTTTGGACAAGACAAGGCGGTACAGAAAGTCTTGCTATGCAATTACAAAGTAACAATTATTTAAGATTATATCAAAATGGCGATACAAGTGATTATTTAGAATTATATGTAAATGATACTCACGCTTTTTATCATCATGCTCATGGAACAACACATAGATTTTTAACTGACCATGGACATATAGAATTTGGTCCACAAAATAGTGGTTGGGGTCATATAAATACTGATAGAGCAAGTTTTTATTTTAACAAAAGAATTACGGTTGACGAAGGTATTGTTCAATCTTATGACGAAGATTTAGTTTTAAGAAGAGCTAATAGTAGTGCCCATAGAATAGACATAACAGGTAGTTATACAAGAGTTATTGTAAATAACAATGAAGAATTTAGAGTAGACGCAAGTGGAGCTTTAACTAGTGGACAACACAGGGTAACTAGCGAATATCAAGTAAATAGTAATGGTACTACTTTAAGAAGATATGTAGGTACTTGGACCAGTGGACAACAAACGCACGATGTTATATATAATGCCTATGCAAGCAACTTGGGTGATTATGTATATCTAAAAGCAAGTGGTAATAGTACTACTACTCATGGTATGTTAATAAATAGTGATAAATATTTATTTTGGGGTAGAGATAATTTGGTTACTGGGGATATAGATAATTCAGCAACAGCCCCTATGACTGATGTTTGTATGAGAGTAGATGAAAATGGTAATGGATTGTTTGATGGTGATGTAGTGGCATACTCAACTACCATTGCATCAGATGCTAGATTAAAAGAAAATGTAAAAGATTTAAATTATGGATTAAAAGATGTGTTAGATATTAGACCAGTATCATTTGATTGGATAGATAAAAGAGATGGAAAACATGATATTGGTGTGATAGCACAAGAGATAGAAAAGATTATACCTGAAGTGGTAGTAGAAGTAGATACATTAAATAGTGAAGATACTCATAAGACTGTAGACTATGCTAAACTAACTTCAGTATTAATAAAAGCAGTGCAAGAACAACAACAACAAATAAACGATCTTAAGGAGAAGTTAAATGGCTAAAGTAATAAGTGCAATGTCAGAAGAAACATCTGCATCAACAAAAATGGTGTCAATTAAACATACTAGAGTTATGCAAAATGCAAATGGTAACGATGTTACTGTTATGGATTATGAAGAAACTAAAGATGTTGATACTGCTATAGCAGACGCAGAAGCTCAAAAAGCAAGTTTAGAAGCATCGTTAGCAGAAGTAGAAGCTGAATTAGTAGAATATAAAGCAATTAAAGACGCTGAGTAGTAAATGGCAGGTCCAGCAGTAGGAACAAGTAATGTAGGTCTAAGTGCAATAGGTAGTGCTTTAGGAGAAGCTACAGGCGTACAACAAAGTACAGACATAAGTTTGTCTAGTTTATGTAGCGGAGATTCTTTTAATGGAATACAAAATACCTTTCCTAACAACGATGATAGTGGACCAGCAGATACATTTAATAGATTAGGTGGTACAAACAATCCTATACAAAGTACATCAATAGATAATCCTGATGCTACTTTATTAAACAATATAGGATCAGCACCTTTTAATATGAGTCACACCTTTGGTGGGCAACACGCTGACATTGGTGGTGGCGGTGGTGGACCAGGTAGATAAACAATAGGGGATAATAATGGAAGTAGGTAAAGACACTAAATTTACATTATCTGTAGAAACAGGTATTAGTATCGTAGTTACTATAGGTATGATTATAGGTATGTGGTATTCTTTACAAGCAGAAATAGAACTTGCTAAAGAATTACCAGAGCCTGAGGTTTCACGTATGGAGTATGATTTGAAAGATCAAATGATTCGTGATTCTATATTAAATACTGAAAATAAAGTAGATAAGTTAGAAGAGAAAGTAGATGATATTAAAGAAGACACAAAAGCTATTACTCAAACACTTATAGATATGAATAATAAATAATGAGGTTTGATTATGAAAAAATGGATAAATACGTGGTTATTGGGTCTTGGACTCTTTACATCATCGCTATTATCGCAATCAGTATCTTTGGATAGTTTTCAAGAGATACAAGCATTGAATATACAAAAATGTGCTGTAGTACAAGTAAATGCTGCATGGAACTATAACAATAGAGTTAAAGTAGAAAAGTTAGCAGATCTTTGTTATGTAGCAGAAATAGATTTAACGAATAAAGCTATAGGTGCAGTTATTCAAAAAGAATGGAATATTAAGGTTGTACCTACTATTATTATTCTTAAAGAAGGCAAAGAAATTGAAAGATATGAGCCAGGTATATCAATGAGATTCGACGAAAGAGAAGTTTTTGATAAAATCAAAAAACAGATAAAATAGATTTATTGATTTATATTATAGAAATTTAATAAGTTTAATTAATGTAAATAAACACGGAGACATAATGTCAAAAGAAAAAAAAGTAGATCTAAAACAAGAAGCTAAAACTAAAATGGATACTTTAGTTGAGCAGCATAATCAACTTGTACAAGAAATACAAAGTGCTAACGAAAGATTAGCAGAAGTTAAACAAATGATCATAGAGCATCAGGGATATGTGAAAGGTCTTGAAGCTTGTGAAAAAGATTGCGAGGTTAAATAATGGGACCAATATTAGGTAAAGTTCTAACTAGTTTAGGAACAGAAAAACTAATTAAAGCTGTTATTATGCATTTAGGAGATTGGTTAGTAGCTAAATCTTCTAATAAGCTAGATGACAAGCTTTGGGCTGAAGTTAAAAAAGCTTTAGAAAAAAAATAGGGGGTTTCATTGAAACTTAAAAAACGTGGTATCGTAATACCAGACCAGCATTATCCATTAGAAGATAGAGCTGCAGTAGAGTGTGTTAAAAAAGCAATACTGAAAATAAAACCAAAAGTGTTTGTAAATCTTGGTGATGTGGGGGAGTGGGATTCTGTATCTGCCTGGAGATATAAAGATAAGAAATTACCACCACTTGAGTTTCAACTTCCATTAGTAGATGAAGAAATAAGGTTAGTAAACAATGGACTGGATGAGTGGGATGAAGTGCTTAAAAAAGTGGGATGTAAAGAAAAGTATTTACTCCAAGGTAACCACGATCTCTGGTTGGATAATTTTGCTAATAAATATCCTTACCTTTCTGATTACACTTTTTTTAAAGCGTGTAAAATAAAAGAAAGAGGATATAAATATACGGAGTATAACTTGCCTATCCAGGTAGGTAAGTTAGCTTTCTTTCACGGTGCGTTTGCAACAACGTATCATGCAAAGAAACATTTAGAAACGTATGGAGAGAATGTAATGTATGGACATACGCACGATCTTCAAAGACATACACAGACAAAGCTAGGTGGTAATATAGCAGCTTGGTCTTTAGGATGTTTGAAGAATATGTCACACGAAGATAATAAGTGGCTACGTGGTAGATTACATAATTGGGCACACGCATTTGCAATTGTAGATTGGTTTACAAATGGTGAGTTCAAAGTAGAAATTGTAGAGATAATTGACGGTAAGACAACTGTGTGGGGTGAAGTAATAGATGGAAACAAGTAATACCATATCAGATAGTGTAAAAGGCACTTCTACAAATAACAGCAGAAGAAAGTATAATTTTACTGCTAAAAAGAAAAAAGTAAAGAAGTTAAAGACAATGATGGACGTAACTAGAAATGCCAAAAAAGATATTAAATATAAATAACTTTAGTGGTGGTCTTAATGAAAAGACTACTCCAAGAGACTTAGCACCTAATGAGTTTCAACGTGCAGATAATATGAACAATGAAATTCCTGGTAAGTTAACAGTATTTGGAGAGTCTGTAAATGGACCATTTACTGGTAATATAGGTCCTAGTAACGACTATATAACACTTTTAAAACATGGAACTGGATTACATCATATTAATTTAGATAGAGATGTAGATGACGAATCTGTAGGTCCTAATCAATATTTATTTATAAATGATTTTTCAGATTCTAAAGTACGTATTGTAGATATTACTTCGACTGGTAGTTTAGCTACAAAAACTATTGAATATGGAAATAGTGCTTGTAATATAAGTATGTACACAATTGACGGATCAACAAGAATAATACCAAAGTCAACTTCAGGTACAAATCAATCAAAAATTTTTGAATATTATAATTATGAAAGAAAGTTGGGAACTACTAGTACAGATGCAATTACAAATACTCAAGAACTATACGATACTTCTAATATGGATTTAGCTCCTTTAAAAGGGAATACATCAAATTACGATGTAGAAGATTTGCATTTTTCTAACTTTTTTGATCCAACAAATAAAAGCGAAGTATTTTTATTTGATAATTACAGTGTAAATAATGTACAACAAATAAGTAATGCTAATTTATTTGATACTTCCGCTTCTGATAGTTTATACGGAGAACTAGATAGTTATCCAAGTCATGGAACAGATAAAGGTTCTATGGCATTTATGGCTCATTTTACTGATTCGACATCAGATGATACTGGTGGTTCTATTTTAGTAAGTCATACATTTAGATATGGATTATTTTGTTCTTTAGTTTATAAGTCTCAGGATGGATTAATTTCTCAAGAATCTTATCCAGTGTTTATAGGAATAGCAAAACAAAGTATTACGGCAGCTGGTAGCACAGACAGAAATCAAAAATTATATATCCATGTTGTTGGTAGAATGGGTGAACGTGCTAATAGAGTAGCAGGATTTAAAGTGTATTGGGCTAGAATTAATAATTATGTTAATGTAGGTGCTACTTCAAATGATACTGGTAATGTAGGAGCTAAGTATTTATTATGCGAAGTAGATTACGAAAAAGGATTAAGATTGGGAGGAGAACAAGATTATGCTTCATTTAGAGTAAAAGATATTACTACTAGCAATAATCAATTTATTTTTCCAGAAGATGGTTGGAATGGAACTGCAACAAGTACTTCTGCTTACAGTGTTTTAAAACCTTTAGCTATATCTTCTTTGGCAGTTACAGAACCATATACAGGATCTAAAAAACCAAGTGGTATTGGTAGACAAGGAACTACATTTGAAACTAGCGTTATGTTAAATAGAAGAGTTTATGCTGGTAATGTTACTTATTATGATGAACATAATAATTTAATTACTAAAAATGACAGAGTTTTGAAATCTTTGCCAAATAAATTTGATTATTTTCCTACTAATAGTTTTTTAGATGTTGCAGTAGAAGATGGTGATGAAATAATACATTTAGCTGCAATAAACAGTAAATTGCTACAATTTAAAAAGAATAAATTATTTGTAGTAAATTGTCAAAGAGATCTTGAGTTTTTAGAAGTAGAATTAGAGTATAAAGGATGTGAACATTCATATCACGTAACAACTGGTCCTGGATTTGTTGCCTGGTTTAATCGACAAGGCGTTTATATGTACGATGGTCAACGTTTGTTAGACTTAGACTTATCTAAGCTAGGGCAAGGTCGTTTTACGAGCGTATACGACAAATTAGGAGGTTCTACAGTAGATGCTGGATTTACAGAAAGTATTATAGGATATTTACCTGAATCTAAAGAATTAGTAATTAGCAATCCGTCTGGTCAAATATTAAAGTATGATATGAAATCAGAAAGTTGGAGTGAAGGTAAAAACTTTGATAGCAATGCTAACTCTTCTAATGTTGTATCAAGAGCATCAGATGCTGATATAACTAATTTTGTAAATATAAACAATGGAGACTTGGTATATGCTATAGAACGCAACTCCAACTCTCCTAATGATGGATCTAGATTGCGTAAATGGAATAACAATCCTGCTGCTTTTACAGCTAATGGACAAGTATTGTTTAAATCTAAAGAATATGATATGGACAGTCCTAGTGTTAATAAAAGTATTGTAAACATATACATTACCTACAAACGTGGTGAAAATGTATTAATTAAAGGATTTGGTGTACGTGCTAGTGGTGCAGAGATTAGTGATAATTTAGTTTCTGGTCAAACCCAAGAATTAACAAATACTACTGCAAATTTTCAGACACAAAAAATAAAAGTAAGTAATTCATTATTTAAGAATGTTACTTCTTTTGGTATTGAGTTATATGCAGATAGTAGTGGTACAATACATAAAGATTTTACTGTAAATGATATACAAATAGTATTTAGAGAAAAGGTTGCTAGATGAGAAGAAAAGGTTTTGGATCTGTAGAGGTTAGAAAACCTACAAAGAAAAAAACTAGACAAGGTCGTGGCAAACGTACTAAATACGGTAATAAGTTAAGCAAGAAGTATTATAAAAAACGTAAAAGAGGACAAGGATAATGGCTAAAACTGTAAGTTGGATGTGGAAAGGCAAACGTTATTCAGGAACTTTAATTCGTGAAACTAAAACACATAAATATGCTAGAACTAAAAATGGTAAAATTAAAACTATTAAAAAAGGAAAAAAGTAATGGCTAAGAAGAAAGATCCTAAACTAGCAAGAGCAGGTGTGTCTGGTTATAATAAACCTAAAAGAACACCTAATCATCCTAAGAAATCACACGTAGTGGTAGCTAAAGTTGGAGATAAAACAAAGTTAATAAGATTTGGACAGCAAGGCGTAAGAGGAGCTGGTAAAAATCCAAAGAGTAAAAAAGATAAAGCAAGACGTAAATCATATTATGCTAGACACAATGCACAAGATGCTAAACCAAGCAAATTAAGTGCTAGATATTGGTCGCATAAAGTAAAATGGTAAAGGAGTAAAATATGCCTTACGGAAAAGGAACATACGGAAGTAAAAGAGGTAGACCTTCTAAAAAAGCAAAAGCTGCTGGAAGAAAGAAAATGAACGGCAAAGGATTAACTGCTAAACAAAAGAAGTTGCCTAAGAAATTACAAAACGCAATAATGAAAAAGAAAAAAAATGGCAAAAAAAAGTAGAGTAAACGAAGCTGGTAATTATACCAAACCAGGTATGCGTAAACGTTTGTTTGAGCAAATTAAAGCTGGTAGTAAAGGAGGCAAACCAGGACAATGGTCTGCACGTAAAGCACAATTATTAGCTAGAAGATACAAAGCAGCAGGCGGAGGATATAAATAATGGCTAAGGCTAAATCGCAACAAAGTTTAGATAAATGGACTAAACAAAAATGGCGTACAAAGTCTGGCAAACCGTCTGCTGAGACTGGTGAACGTTATTTACCAGATGCTGCTATAAAAAGTTTGAGTAGTGCAGAGTATGCTGCAACTACTCGTAAAAAAAGAAAAGATACTAAAAAAGGTAAGCAACATAGTAAGCAACCTAAAAAAATTGCTAAAAAAACTAAGAGTTTTAGATAATGAGACAAAGTATATTAGATATTTTAAAAGAACAATCTTCTAAGGTAAGTGAAGTAGAAAATTCTATGGAAACACCTATAAAGGTACAATCAGAAGTACCAGATAACGGAGATGGATTTAGTGGTGATCGTGTTGTGGTGGAAAACGATGCTGGTAGTTTTTTATATATTAAAGTTGCTGATAGATGGATGAAAACAGATTTGGAGGAAGTATAATGGCAAATGGTAGTGATGAAAGAGTAACACCTAATAGTGTTGTTGGCGATACAATGCTGCGTATTGGTGAAGGCAATTTAGCAGAACGAAGAGAGTTTCAAGATAGTGCATTAGGTAAAGCGTTATTTTATATACCTAGTATGATTATGGGTGCTAGAGTAGGTGGGCAAGTAGCAGAAACTATTCCTGCTATACAAGAAGGATTGCAGGAAGGATTTGAAGGTTTAAAAGAAATGTTTTCTCAAAGAAAAGCAAAAAGAGCTGAATGGAACGCTTTGCCAGACGATGAAAAAAGAGGTTATGGAAACTTTAGAAGATATATTAGACAAACTCTTAGACAACCTACTCAAAGATCTTTACGTCAATTTCAAGCTGGAGATGATATAATTATAGATGGTCAAAATCTTGGTGAAAGAAAAATGAAAAACTTTCAAGACAGAATAAAGCTGAGAGCTTTTTATTTAAATGGCATGAAAGACTATTCAATAGACAATGAAGGTAGAACGGTTCAAAATACTCCTACTGTAAATGTAGGAAATATGTTTACATCTCAAGGTTTTAATACATATCAAAATCCTACTGGATTAATTAATCAGTACAATCCACAAGCTCCAGTAATGCCTGGTGGATTTATGGGAAGAGGAATGATAAGTCCTAATGTTATTAATCAACAAAATAGCGTTACTCCTGGTCCAGTAATGGGTCAACAACCGCCAGTTGTTAGCACTCAAGCTATGACTCAACCTAATACAAATGATGATTTTGTAAATAGAAATATATTTATGCAAGGAATGGGTTATTTTAATAATATGTACGATTTTTATATGAATAATAGACAAGCAGTAAATAATGTTACTAGAAACTATATGGGAGCAAGATTTGGATATGGCTTTGGCAATAAATAAAAAAACATTTGAAGAAAAATTGTATGAACATATGAAACTTCGTGAAGGATATAAAAACGAAGTATATCTTGATACATTAAATAAACCTACTTGTGGTATTGGGCATTTACTTACAAAACAAGAACAGGAAGATTTCCCTGTTGGAACTGAAGTAGATGACTACAAGATTAAAGAATGGTATATGGAAGATATAACCACTGCTTTACAAGCAGCTAAAAAACAAGCTAGTATACTATCTACAGACGATGAACATATTGTTATAGCATTAACATCTGTTAATTATCAGTTAGGTAGAAGTTGGACTAAGAAGTTTCCGACTGCTTGGAAATGTTTATGTCATAAAGAATATGATCGTGCTATTGATGAAATAATGTATGCAGACAAGGATTCGGGTAGACATTCACGTTGGTATAAACAAACACCAGTACGTGTAGAAGATTTTGTAACAGCAATAAAAAGATTAAAGGAGATAGATAATGGCTGAAGAAATGAATAAAGAAATGGTGCAACCTGCTGAACAACCGAAGCAGGAAGATGATGTTTTTATACAACAAATGGATGAATTAGATTCTTTAAAAAGAGAGATGTCAAAAGAGTATGCACCATATTTTAAAGAATTAAATTGGTTAAAGGCTATTTCTCCTAATTTAGAATTTAAACCATTTGGCAACCAAGAGGAGGTAAAGTAATGGCTTGGGGATATGCAATAGGAGCATTAGTTGGTGGTGTAATAGCACACGATGCTAAAAAAAGAGAACAAGCACGTCAACGTAGAGTTGCATCAGAGACTAGTAAGGGTATTTTAGATTTACAACCATTGTATAGTCAGTATAGACAAGATGCGGCTACAATGGCTGGACTAAGATTTGATCAACAAGGATTGCAAGTAGATCAAGCTAGAGCTGGATATATGGCTGATATGTCTGGTTATGGTAGAGCTGGTTTAGCAGGATATTCAAATCCAGCGTTAGGAGATCCAACGTCTAGATTAGCAGCTATTGGATTACAAGGTGAAGCAAGTTTATTACAGCAGTCACAAGCACTTGAACAACGTTTAGGTACTATAGATGCAGCTGAAAGACAATTAAGAGCACAAGCACTAGAGCAAGGAGTTAGTCTTCCTTCTGTAGAAGCTTTACAAATGCAAGACAATATTAAGAAAGGAAATGTAGGATAATGAGTAACTATCAAACAGATTTTTTAAATGCACTAAGTATTACGAGTCAATCATTGTCGGGATTGATGCGTGATATACGTGAACCCGATTTTCAAGAAAGAGTTAAAATTGAAGAACAATCTCAAATGAGACTTAATCAACAACTTCAAGATTTTAAAATGGAGGAGTTGGAAGATAGACAAGACTTTAGATTAACAGAAATGGATGAAGGTCAGAAAGATTTTCTTGAAAGAATAAGCACTCAAGGTATTGTAACTACAAAATCAACAAATGCTATTAATGAATATAATCAAGGATTAAACGAAAGAGATAAAAAGTTTGATGAAGAAATGAGGCAAGCAAGAAGAGACAATGATACAGAATGGTTTGCTAACAATGCAAAGAAAATAGCAGATAGTCAAACTAAATTTCAAAAGTTTCTTGATGAAAATAATTATGATTATGAAAAAGGTAGATTTTTTGGAAATCTTATATTTGATGCATCTCGTGGTTTTTTTGCACCAGAAGGTGCTGGTATGCAAAGAAAACGACAACAATTAGGTGCAAGAGAATATGATTTTGAAACTGGAAATATGGTGAGAAGAGGTGATACTTTATTTGACCAAAGAAGAAACCAAGAAGAAGTTTTAAAAGCTATTTATGAAGCATCTGGTGTAAGTCCTCAGTTCCAAGAAGAACATTCTTCTACACAACAAGGATTTAATGCTTTGTACGGTGGATTAAATATGCAAGATCCAGCAAGTATGTTAGCTGCTAGAAATTTATTAAATATGCAAAACGATGGTTTGTATGCACAAATGGTAGTTGATAATCAAAAAGGATTTGCTATGAGAAATGTTTTACAAAGCGGAGCAACTCCTGAGTTTGATATTAATGAAATTGTAGGGAATGTTAGCAAAAATACTAAAAGAGATAGATTTTTTGGTCGTTCTCCTGAGCAAAGAATGGAGCTAGCAACTGCTACAAAGAATGCATATTCATCATCTTTAGGCTTAGCTACTATGCAAGCACAATATGCATTGGAAGACAAGTTCGGTGGTATTAACAGATCAAGACAAAAAGAAGCTTTGAAAGACCTAATTGAAGCTAAAACATTAGCAGAGCGTTTAATGAAAGATACTAAGTTTGGCAGCACTTCTAAAGAAAATATAGAAAACTACAAACAGTATTACGGTGATTCTATTAAGATGTTAAATACCTGGATACAGGCATTACAACGATAAATGTTTAAACTAGATAACAGAATAACGCTACTTCAAAAAGAACTTGAAGGCGGTAGAATAGATGAATTTCAGTTTGCAAGAGGACTTAAATCATTCTATGACCGTTCTCCTACGTCATTTGACACCCGTAGTTTACGTTTTATGGAGACTAAAATCAATGAGGCAGGCTTACCCCTTACGGAAGGTAGACAAGGGCGTAGTGACGGAGTTTTAGCACAGACCGTATCTGGATTGATTGAAGGTTTTACAACTTTTGGTTTTGCAGATACACCTGACACATCTACAGAACGTATTGCTAATAACATAGGACATTTGATTGGATTAGCACCAAGTTTAGTAGTATCAACTATTACTGGTGGTAGAGCTGCTGCTGGTGTCGTAAGTCGTGGACTGAAAGAAAAAGCTAAGAAAAGCGGCAACAAACGTTTAGAAAAAGTAGCAGAACGTATAGAACTCAAATCTCAAGATTGGCAAAACAGTAATCTAAAAATACAAAAAGCTATGGATAGGTTTGCTAGAGCTACAAAATTAGCATCACCTACACCAACAGGTATTGATCCTGCTACTGGACAAAAACTATATGGTGTAGTATCTATACCTGGATTAGCAGCTAACTTTATACAGAAACAAGCTACAAAAGGTTTACATAACAATAACGTAAGAATTTTAGAGTATATGAACAAAGGTATACTCAAAAGCAAGTATATAGATAAAGCAGCAGTAGAAAATATTGTAAATCAATCTATACACTTAAGTTTGCTAATGGCTATGTCTGCACAACCTTATGGTACTAGAGGTGAAGGATTTAAAGGAATGGCTATGGCTGGTGTACATGGTGCCGTAGCAGGTAGTATATTTGGTACTATTGGTGAGTATGTAAGTATTGGTAGAATGTTAGGTAGTAGTAACGCAGTAGTTCGTGGTTCTGGAGAAAGAGTAGTTCGTGGATTTGCTAAAGCATTAGGAACGCAACCTAATAGAATAGATCAATATAATACCATTAACTTTATTATGCGTGGTGGTGCAGGTGTTTCTTATGGTACTGTTACTTCTGAGTTAAACGATTTACCATTAGAAGACCAAATATATGAAACATTAATGGCTGCATTCTTTAGTGTAAATAGTAGAGCATCATTTGAAAATAGAGCTACAAGAGATATTTATAATTCTATGAATGCAATACCAAGAGATTACAATATGAAAAAAGCTAGAAACTGGCTTACTGAACAACCTTGGTATCAAAATGAAAGTCCTGAGTATCAAGCATACTGGAGTAGATATTTAAAAAATATACAACAACAGCAGATAGATTATACTGTAAATCAATACAACGATATTATATTAGCATATGCAGAAACATATAAAGAGTTAAAAGAAAAAGGTATTATTACCTCTGAAATGGAGCAGAAAGCTAAAACAGATCGTAAAGCTAAAGAGAAAATACTAGGAGAAATGTACGATGCTTTAGATAAACAAAAGGCTGAAATAGAAGAAAGCATTATAGCTAATCGTACAGAAAACCAAATAGGCGATACAGAGCAAGTTGCTAAAGATATTGAAAAGAAAAAATTTAGATTAGATTCTATTACATTAGAAGACGGTAGAACTATTGAGTATCAAGTACAAGAAGTTGATCCGTTGTCTGAACATTTACCGAAACAAAAATCATTGAAAAATATTTTTATAGATGTAAAGCGTAGAAACAAAGACGCTAGTGTGCAAGATCTACACAATATGTTTAAAAAAACTATTGATGATGTAAACTATGATATTAACGCTTTTGTTAAAGAAGTATCTGGTAAATATAGAATTACTGTAAGTGATAAACAAAAAAGAGAGTTAATACAAACTGCGCATTATTTAAAAGAAATAGATCGTTTTCCTATTGCTAGAATTTACATTGTAGGAGAAGGTGCATTATCAAAAGATAAAAATCTAGAACCTACATTAGAAAAAGAGGCACCTGAAACAGATTCTTATGATAAACCTATTGGTGGTAGTAAAGCTGGTAATCCTACACATGGTTCTAGTCGTGTAAATAAAAATAACAATTTTAGTGTCAAAGAGGGTAATACATTACATTATGATTACGAGTATTTAACTGCACGTATTTTAGAACGTTATTGGGATTACGCATCTAATTCATACAAGAATAGACCAAGAGTCAAAAATGTTGCACCGTTATCTGTAGATATTTTTAGATATATACCTGAAGGTAAAACAGATAGCAAAGGTAATCGTATTAGACCATTGCAATTAGCAGAACATATGACTGATAAACAGTTAAATAATATGGCTAAGCAGCTAGAAAAAGAAGGTGCATTTATTTACGCTGCTAATGGTGAGACTGGTAGAATACAAGTCAGAGCATATCCTTGGGCAAGAGGCACAAAGTTAAAAGATATTAAAGCATTAAATAACTTTTTAATTAATGAATTAAAGATACCAGTTACTAAAGGTAGATATAAAAGTAATATTGCTACATTAATGTGGCGTATGCAAGAAACAGGATTAATTAGATTAGGTGAAATTCCTACTAAAGATTTAATACGTGAGTGGGTAAAAACAGAACCGTATGAAAGTGTAACTAAATTCCAGAAACGTACTAAACATCATTCTGGTATTGAAATAGCATTAAATCCAGAATACTTTGCTGGATACAAAAACTTAACAAGAACACGTCAAGTAGATATGGACGTATTCAATCCTAAGAATTTTACTGATATTAAATTATCTCTAGATCCTTTAGTAATAGAAAGATTTTTAAATGACAAGCGTTATACAGATATTGATATGACACCAATATTTGAGAATACTTATATTACTTTGTATGGTAAACGTTCTAGTAAAGCTAACAATGATTTGTATGAACAGTTTGCTAAAGATAATCCAGAGTTAATACAACGTGTTGAGGCACACAATAAAAAAGTTTTAGAAAGTATTGAATCTGGTACTTATCGTTTACAAGATAAATTTAATGATATAGGATTTGCCAAGTTAGGAGCTATACCAGAATATGAACCTTTAAGTCAAATATCTATGAGTAGATTTTCACGATTTGAAGGAGATACATTTAACCATATCGTTATAGAAGATTTACCAAGTAGCGTAAAAAATATGGGTAAAGCATTGAAAGAAAACAATTCAGGTACAGATGGTGTAACTATGACACATCAAAAGTTATTTGAAATTGTAAAAGATAATTATGGATATGATCCTCGTACAGGCGTGTTTAAAACGTTGGGATTATTTAGACCAGAGTACGGTGTTCGTGGACAGATTATTAATAAAACAGCTGATTTTAAAATGGATAGTTATTGGCAAGCATTTGCAGAAAAACACAATTTAGATAAAATACATTACGTTTCTGGTATTAAAGAAATGACTGGAGTAGAACCAACAAAAGTACGTTGGAATGAAAAAACCAAAGAGTTTGAGCTGGTTGGTAAGTTGAATGTATTTAAATCTAAAATAGAAGATAACTATTTGAATTTAAATGTGTATGAAAACTTTGAAAAGATAGGTAATCAAAAACTATTGCAGCAGGTTATGTCTAATATAAACACATTTGAAATGGACCCAAATACCAAAGTAGGTAGAGATTATTGGAATAAATGGGAAGAATTAGTTTCTAAAGCAGCAGCTGGTGATCCTAAAGCTACAGCATTAGCTGAAAAAGAATACTTAGGCAACAAAGAATTATCAGGTAGGATAGACGATATAAGCATTAAGCTACTAGATCAAATATTATTTGAAAGACCTGATAGTAAAGCAGCACAAAGTATTATTAAACAAATTTTAGAAATAGAACGTTTATCTGATTTTGATAAACAAGCGATGCAAGAATGGACTGATTATAGAACTAATACATACAATAGACAACTAGTAGAAGATTATTTAATTGATACAAATTTTGATCCTGGTACATATTTAAGACCTGGCGTTAGAGAATATATTAATGAAAGAGTTAAGCAATATGTAGCTAAAAGACTTACTAGACCACGTATTAGGCACTCATATAGCTCTAAATTGGGCTTATATGACGTTTTAATTAGTGGACGTAAGCAAAAGTACTCTAAAGCTAAGAAAGGTCTAGCAAACAACGAATTTATGATGAATGAGGGTGCAAGAGATGTTATAGAGGTTACTGTATACGAAGGTAAGAAAAACGAAAAAACAATGACACTTGGTAAGTTTTGGGATACTTGGGTAGAAATGAAAGAGAATCCTACAACAAAAAGAGCACAGCGTGACTTTGAAGAATATGATTTTGTACGTAAAAACGTAGGATTTATACGTTCACCTATGATTAGTAATGGTGGTTTTCGTATAGGAGAGTTTGTTGGATTTGCTAAGACACGTGAAGGTATTTCATTAATTACCAACGAATATAATGATTTTATGATGTCTGGTGCTGATAAAGATATTGACTCTGCACATATGTTCTGGGGATTGCCAAAAGAATTAACTACTGCATATAAACAATCTTTTATACAAGACCAATTAGTTCGTAGAAAGAATGGTAAAAAAGATACAGTAGACTTGAAAGATCCAGAACGTGGTAGAGAATTAGCAAATGCAGAACCATCAGAAAGTAAAGGAAAAAAACAACATTTAGCAGACATATTAGATACAAGAGCTAAGTTAAGAAATGGTAAAATATCAACTATGTCTCAAGATTCTATTGGTTTAATTACTAATGGTGTTAATCAGATTGCATTAGAGTTAGATATTAATAGACAGCTCGAAGACAATACGCCACGTACAGATGTTAAAACAAAAGGTAAAATGCGTGATAATTATTTAAATGCATTTAATGAATTAATTATTGATAGAAATGTTATGTTGAATACATACATTGACGCTGCAGATTTGTCTAATATAGATTTACCTATTGTTGCGTTACGTAAAATGCGTGCTAGATATGAATGGATGTATGAAGGTGCTGAGACTGGTGAAATGGAAGCACGTAGACAAGCTATTAAAAATATGCATAAACTTGTATTTGGTAGTAGACGTAAAACAGATATGCCTTTAGATGTTCAAGAAACTGCTACACATTACCTTGAAAAAACACAAGATGCTAAATCATATTTAGGATTGATTGCAGATCAATACATTGGATTACGTTTGGAGTTAAATCCTTGGAATAGATTTAGTAAAGAGCAAAGCGTAGCATTGTTAAAAGATATTTCTGAACAAATTATTAGTCATCCAATATATCGTAAAGTAGGTATAAAAGATTTTTCAGAACATTTTATGAAAGGATTAAACCCTAAAGAGTTTGATAACATTGTAGAATATGAAACATTTTTATGGAATAAACTAAATCAGGTTATTGATTTGTCTTCTGCATTAAAAAAGTCTAATGACTTTAAACAATATGCAATGAAAGAATTAGAAATGACTAGTGAGTCTGTAGATGATTTTATTACACAAGTAGTAGAGCTTACATTTGAGCAGCGTAATAGATTATACCAATCATTTACGAACGACCAAAAGTATTTCAAAAAACATAACAGACGTTCTTACGGTGATCAAATAGCTTACACTAAAATAATACTTAGAGAACAGTTAGAACAGTTATCTAATAGAAGAAAAGAAGAAGGTAAACCATTACCAGAAGAAGCATTTAATAGAGTAGAAGATTTGTTTGATGTATTTTATATAGCAACACCATTAATTAAATCAGACTTTGTAGGATTTAGAGGTGAGAATCGTTTTGAGTTTTTAAGAAGAGTAAATAGTAGAATTAATGAACTATTAAAAGAGAAAGAACAAAAAGAAAAACTTGGTGAGTTTTTTAACAAATCAAATAGATTAGAAGGGCTATACGCACTTAGAGGTTCTTTACAAGCTGAATTTACTGGACAGTTACCTGATCGTGAACAGACTTGGGCAATACGTGCTAGAAATAAAGAGTATATGTCTAAAGCTAGATATGAAACATTGAAGCTATCACAAGAATCTAGACAACAACGTATTGATAAATTACGTCAAGAATTAGAGTTAGATAAGTTTGAAGAAGTTATAATGGACGATTTGAATGTACCACCAAAAGGTAGGCAATCTAAAGTAGATGCAAAACCTGGTCAAGAAGTTGTACTCAAAACAAAAAAAATGGTTCCCGATTTAATCGATTTAGATGTTCTTACAGATCCAGCTAAGTTAGATGCTTTGATAGATAGTTTAAAACCATTAAAGAAATCACAGACGCCACTACTAAAAGAAAATTTAAATGAGTTTAAAAATTTAATTTATTCACAGACTGCAGTTGGTAATGAAAAGCTATTGTTTAATTTACCAAGTGAGTATTCATTTTTCTTAAAACGTATTGATAGAACATCAGACTTTATACAAAATATAGATGGTACTCGTTTTGGATTTTTTATGAAGATGATGAATAATAAGTATGGTAAAGAAGATGTGTTAACAAAAATTAAACGTAATAAAGAGTTGTTACAAGAAGCTGAAAACACTCTAAAAGCTGATATTACTAAAGATATACCGTTAGATACTTTTGATGAGTTCTATAAAAAACGTGCTAAAGAAAATACAAAAGAAGAGTTTATGAATATATCACAGCAATACAAAGTGTATGTAGATAGCTGGGCTAAGGGTAATTCTAAATTAGTAAATGAAGTTGCAGATAAAACTGAGGCTAAGATATTAAAAGATTCTGATACTATTATTTATGGATACAATGAAAAAACACAAAAAATACAAAAGTATAAAAGCAGAGAAAGTTTTGAAAAGAAAAACAATAAGTATCCATATATACAAGAACTAGAACCTTTTAGATTATCTGAGTTAATTACCAATGAAATTAATGCATTAAATCCTAGTAGAGCACACTTGCGTGATCCTAAAAAATTAGACCAAGTGCTTGGTATTTATCAAAGACTTAATAAAGAACTAGCACCGTTTGAACAACGTTTACAATTTGATAGAGTATTAAAATTCAACGAAAAGACTGGTCAAATGGAAGAGTATGGTATTACTGTACCTACATCTACGTTAAAGACTGTAGCAGAAACAATATATCGTTTACACGTAAATGCTAATCAGCTATCAGACTTTAATACTAAGTATATTGGATTAGTAAAAAAAGTATTAAACGAATCTCAGAAAGGTTATAAAGATCACGGTAATGCATTGTGGGAATACGCAGCAGTAAAACATACATTGGGTGAAGATAATCTTGGACCAAAGAAAGGTCAAACAACTGCTGAAGAGCAGGTAGATTTAATTAAACGTTTAGAAAAAGCAGAATCTGAAATTAAAAAAATCAACCAAAAATTTTATTATACTAACTCAAAAGGTGATCGTGTATACGTAGAACCTTTAGAGTATGCTGATATAATTAGAACTGAAGTAATACAACCTATTATGGAATACTCTTTAAATAGTATGATTAAGAGTAATTATAAAAACATTGGTAAATTATTTGAGCAGCAAACTACATTTCCATTAGAGTTTTTTTCTAATACTACATTACCAGAAGGTCATCCAAAGTATTGGCAACAACGTATGGCACAATTGTTTTTAAACAAACACGGATTAATTGAAGTACGTAGATTGTTATGGTTTGATAAAACTGTTCGATTACAAGCAGATAAACAAACTGGGTTTGATGTACAAAAGAATCACTTCCATTACGATGATATGGTATGGATTAAGTTTCATTTGAATCTACGTGATCACATTCTTGATAAGTATTCTGACTATGTAAACAACAACGGTTCGTTAGATTGGAATGCATTAGGTAGAACAAAAATAAAAGAAGGTAAGAAAACTATTAGTATGGCTGACAAAGTTCGTAGAGACATTAGAGCATTTAGTGGTAAGTATGGTGAATGGTCAAGTGAAGTTGGTAAGTTTGCAGAAGATGGTGTATCTGATAGATTCTTTCCACAAATGGGACAAATGGATACAAAACTTAATAGAAAGTTTATTCAAGAAGAATGGCTACCAACTGAAAAAGAACGTATTATGGCTAAAACAAACTACAAGCAGCTTACTGATGCTAAGCTTGCAGAAGATGTTAGAGATAGATTAATTACATTTAAGGAAGCAAAAGAATTAGAATACCAAAGACTTGAGAATAAAGTTCTTGAGCAAAACAAGTATGAGAATCCATATATAGATCCAGAAGCTATGGACATGTTAAATCAGATTAGCACTAGAAAAGGTAAGAATCCTTATCCTGGTATGGGTACTACAACACACGCACGTTCACGTTTAGAACGTTCTATGCCTGGTTGGAGAAGTGATGGTAATGTACCATTAGACTATATGAATAGTTTAAGTAGAGGTTTAATGCAAAACATTGGTGCTATGTATAGTAGAATTTATTTAGATAAGTTTTTAACACAATCTAAACAGAATCCACGTATGCGTGAAAACGCTGAAAAATGGCACGCTACAATGATTGATTTTACTAGAGGGTATATGGGTTTCCCTTCAACAAGAGTATTAGAAGTACACGGTGTTACAGCTAAAGAAATGCAACTATTAAAAGATTGGCAAAAAGCAAACTTTGACCAAGAATGGAAAGTTGGTAAGCTAGATGTAGTAAGTAAAAAACTATTATATGATCTAGAGCAGCAATCAATACCTACTACTAGTGAACAACGTATGAAAAAACGTGAATTAATTGTTAGAGCGTATAAGTCTACTAATGGTAATAAATTAAATGCATTACGTAAAGAATTAAAAACTGTTAAAAGTGAGCAGCGTAAAGAAGAAATAATAGTAGAAATGGCAAACTTAAAACAAAAAATGTATGAAAATGTTAAGAAACAGTTTGCTAAATATTTAGAAACACAAACTATTAAGAATCTTAACGAGTTTATTAAAGATGAAAATATAGACAAACTCAATATTAATAATACACCAAGACAATGGTTTAGTGATGAAAGTGTTGGTAATCTAGGATTAAAACTAGAAAATAGAATATCTAAAGTATATGGTGGTATTACAGGGAAGAAACTATTTCCGTCATTACCAGACAATGTACAAGCTAGACATAAAGCATTAGTAGATCGTGCACAGTATATTTCTGATCTTGAAGGTAGATTTGAATTGTTATCATTATTGTTTAGTCCTAAAGCAGCTATTACAAATATCTATGGTGGTTATCAAAACATTATTACTGATACAGGGTTTGATCATTTCTTTAAATCAGGAGACACTAATTATTTAATTAAAGAAGTATTTGCTGGTCAAAAGTTTAAATTATTTAATAAACAAACAGGTAAGTTTGAATTTAGAGAACTACGTAATAGAGAAGATATACATGAAATGATTGATTCATTAGGATTACTTGAAGGTAATCTATTACAAGAGTTGGCATATATACAAGCAAATGAACCTGTGCAGGCTAAAAAGTTTTTAAAAGAATTAGTAAAGAAAGTTACTGCACATACTAGAGCTGAAAAACTATATGGTAATAGTAAAGAAGTAAACGATAAAATTAATAAATACGTTAATACTACTGTAGGTGAGTTAGCTAAAAAATATAACGTTAATAAAGCAGTAATGGATAAAGGTAGTTTCTTTATGTCTTCTACTGAAAAACATTTGAGACGTAAAGCATTCTTAGCACATTATTTAAAAGCTAGAGAAATTTATTCTGATCTTGAAGGAAATGTAAGAGTAACAGATGAGTTTTTAGTAGATAGTGCTAGAAAAGGCGTAGAAGCGTCTCAGTTTATTTATCACGCTACATTTAGACCTAACTTTAGTAATACAGCTTTTGGACGTATTATGACACGTTTTCAGCCGTATGCGTGGAATAGTATACGTAGAAGAAAGGTGATCTTTGAAGATATGATGGCAGCAGAAGGTCATCCAAACTTTGAGGTTACAAAACGATTCCAAAGACAAGTAGCTAATGATATGATGACAATGGCACTAGGTACATTGTTTGCTTATTCTATATTTGAATATGCATTATCACCACCAATGTCTTGGATGAAAGAAACTGCGGAGTTTTTATTTGGCGATGAAGAAACTAGAAAAAAAGCATTTTTTAATCAGTATCCAATACAAGCATTAGCACCATTGCAAATTATAACACCACCAGCAAGTAGATTTATATTACCACACATTAATGGTATGGTTAATGGTGACTATGAAGCATTCTGGAAGTATACTGCTTGGACTTATGTACCAGGTGGTAGATTTGCTAGAGATGTATATAAGACTGTTAACAATCCAAAATACGCTGTGGAATATCAGACTGGATTACCATATAATAGCTTTAAGTGGCATATGGCAAAGGTCAGACGTCAAGCCGAGCAGAGAGAGATAAACGAAGATCCAACGACTTGACGTCTTTTTCATACGGCATAGGAATTATTTTTTTAAAATACGCAACAAATCTTTTAACCTTTTATGTTTTGTGGTCAAAAGATTTATTGCTTGTTCAGTCAAACTTATTAGTTCTTTCGTTTCATTTATAAACATTTCTTTTTCTTTTTTGTCCATATTTGCTTTCCTTTCGAACCGCCCGCTTACGTTATAATCTCTTTAAGATTATTTATACATAAATACGAAGACATAGCGACTAAGTTATGTCTTGTTTTAGTAGCCAACCAAACATGTATTTTCATAAGCGGGCAGTTTTGTTATATGGTAAATAACAACTTTAATCGTTACATTCTTCACATTTTTCTGGTGCTCTAACACCAGTCAAATCAATATCATCGTGATCAAGCCTATCTTCGGTTGATCTTACAATTTTATTGTTATTTTTTTCTATTGCAACAATAATTTTCTTAGCTATTGATAGTATAGCTTCAGCTTCTTTCTTGTTCAAATCCATCACGATTCTCCTTTTCAATTTGTAATAGTCTTAAGAATCTCTTTAATGGTATTATAGCAAGAGCTTCTTTTCTATCCATACGTGTAACAACTGCATCAACATCGTCTCCGTGATAGTCTGGATACAACCATTGAGCAACTTTCTTTTTTCGTTTTGCTTGTATTGTAGTATCTTCTACTATCACATCAACTACTTCTGATTTTCCTAACGATCTACCGTCGGAAGCATAGGCACGTTTTGCATACATGCCCATGTCCTTAGCTGTGTTTACTATCTCACGTTCGAGATTGTTACCACGTACTTTATTTTTATGCGTCACTTCCGCCAAGATTTCCTTGCATACTAACGATGTTGAAATCTTCCTCGTATTTCTTAATAGCTTCTGGTGACTCGTCCCAGTATCTTAGACCAAATGAAAACTCCATTGGACCGAATCTGGTATCGAACCATAAGTGGTTACCGAAATTATTATCCATTCGTGTGGACAATACAATAAACTTAAGCAAACGTAATTCTGCTTTTTGTATATTGTTTTTATCTACATATTGTGCGCTAAACAACTTCTTCAACATATGTATTTCCTCCGTTTATTTGTTTAAATGTCATATTAGTTGCATTGAATGCTGCTAACATCTTGAACTGACCTTCGTCACGAGATTTTACTGATGTAATCTCTCTTGCTGGATCGTTTCTGTTGCCTTTAATCAATACAACCTTATCTGCTTTTTGTACAACGTTACTACTACCTTTTAAAGAATGCAAGTTAATAACATTGTTAGCTGCCGATGTTTTGTTTAAGTGATGAATTGCTATAATTATTATATTAGTTTTCTGTGCTATTTGTTTTAATGCACCAATAACTACATTTTGTTTTTCAATTTCACCTTTAACAAAATCAACTTCAACTTCGTCTGTAGTATCTACAACAAGAACCTTAGGTTCATATTCTGCTACTACTTTCTTGATAGATTCTATCCTTGGTGCTATTGTCATTACTTGGACATGATCTAACTTATCTTTAATACTAAAGTCTGGATTAGTCTTGTATTGTTCAAGAACCCACTCTTTAGATTTGTTTGTAGCAATTTGTACAAATCGTCTAAAAATAAGTTGTTCGTTCATTTCTAACGACAAAAACAATGTCTGTTGTTTTGCTTTTACAATTAAGTCTTGTATAAAAGCTGTCTTACCAAGACCAGTATCACCAGAGAATATTACTAACTCACCAGGACTAAATTGATATGGATTACAACCATATATATCTTGCAGCTTGATAGAGTTTTGCTCTAGTTGTTTTGTTACATAGGTTCTTAGTGCATCTTCTAACGCATCTACACCTTTAATATCAAGAGTATAATCTTTACGTTTGTAATAAATACATTTTGAATCGCAATATTCTGCCATAATGTGGTCATCACAACCGTATTGATATGAACCTTCGTAAACATTTGTTACTGTTCTTTTTATTTCTTCTTCAGACATTGTGTTATCTGCCCAGGTAAACATACCATTAAGGGCAACTAACATAGGAACACCAGCTCTTTTATATGCACTAACCATTCGCATTAGTTTCATATTTCTAGAACCTTTCATAGGACCTTCGTTAAATACGTGTTGCATACAAGATACTACGGATGTAACATCAGAATCCGTGTTGGTATTCTTGTTTGTATACTGAATCGTAGGAGATGCAACTACCATAGATTGTAAATAAGGTTCTACTGTAGGTTCTGTAAATAATGTAGCAAAGAAACTAGTATTCATAGCTGATTGAGTTTTATTGACATAACTCATATAGCTTGACTGAGACGATGATATTTCTTGTATCATATCCATATCTAAGTCTGATAGTAGTTGTAGTGGAATCCATATCTTGTGGAGGTTTGTCTTTGTGTTTAACGACCATTTGCATCGAATGATCCTTGTCTTATCATAGATGCTATCTGCAAAGTCGAAATGCTTATTCATTGTTAGTTTAAGCTTTTCGTGTATGTCTCTGCTTGGTTGTAAACCAAAAACATTCTTCATCTCAATATGGAAACCACTACCACTAAACCATAAGTTTATGTCTTCTTCCATTACGCCCTTATCAAACATTTCAGATATACATTGTTGAACATATCCTATAAAATGGTCGTCAGGTATATCGCCTTTATCGATGTCAAGTATAATGTAATCGATATATGCAATACCATTAAATCCTTTTACGGACTCTGTTTCTTCAACGTGATCTTTAAAGTCTTGACCAAATGTGAAATAAGAACGATACATTTCTGTTCCTTTCCACGCATTGTCTATAACTTTCTTTTGATAAGTAACGACATCAGCAATAGAGTTACGTTTGGATAGACTACCTTCTACTAGTTCTAGATAGTATTTATTTTCTTCCATCCTTTTATTTTCCCATTAGTTGCCGATTTAACTTCTTTTAGTGCAAATCCCATAAGCTCGTCGGTAAATATATTTTCTTCACGCAACTTTCTAAATGCTCTGGAATATGTACTTGCCGTATGTATTTTGTTATACTTGATTTTACCATAATGTGGTACTTGACTCTCAAAGTTCCAGGTAAAGAATACTTCACCGTTTTCTAAAGAGTCAAGCCAATTGATAACAATAGTTTTAGCAGTCATTAAAATGGTAAGTCATCTACACTTACACTTTCTTGAACTTCAGGTACGGCAGGTTCTGATGTTCCTTTACGAAAGTTTTGTGGATAACCTTGTTTTAGTGATTTTTCAAAGTCTTTCTCAAGTTGATCTGTATCTTCCCAAGAAGAAACTCTGTTCCAAAGATTACGTTTGTATTTACCAGTAGACTGATAACTTAATACTGCAATCTTTGCATTTGCTAAGACATCTAAATTAATGTCACCAGTATCAGATACTTCTAAATCTTTACCAGCTGCAAGATACAATGTGTTTACTAAGTCTGGATATTTTAAATCCAATACTACACCGTTTGTATCTTTCTCATAGTTTTGATTTAGGAATAAATTAGACTTGTATCCGTTAGTAGAGTCTTCAAGTTCTAATTTAACTGTTGTATCAGTATACTGTGATTCGATTTGTTCTGCTCCAACAATGAAGCATTTGTTAATGAAATAAGGTTTATTTCCGCCACCTTGTGACTTTACCTTAGTACCCGTAATTGCCATATGATACCTCCTTATCTTTGGTCATTAGCGTGATCTTGATTACGTTCTGATGCACCGTCAATTAGCCCTTGATTGATATTTTCAATATAAGTGCTAAGTGCATCCATTGATTTAGCATAGTCTGCTAACTCTACATCTAGTAATTCGTCTTTCTCGAATGGTATTTTAATTAAAACAAAAGTACCAAAGTCGTTTACTATATGTTTTGTTTCGCCAGGTTCCATAGAACCTATTCTATGTTCACTAGGCATTTTCTTTTTTGACATTCTCTGCCTCCTTAAGTTGATCTTCGAAGTATTTCTTAGCTGTTTTTACTCTAGCAACAGTATCATAAAATCCGCTTTCACGTTTTTTAGTATATGCTAGATAAGCTTCTTCGGGAATTACTTGAGCCTTTTCACACTTTTTTGCAAGCGTGTCAATTTCTGTAAGTTCCTTAACTTTAGGTTTGAATACTGCTTGTTTTGCCTTAGCATTCTCAACTTCTTCTTTGCTAGCAATGGCAAAATCTGCACCAATACCCATATTGGCAAGTGCCCTACCGACGGCACTCGTCTCGCAATTTTCCATAGCACTCGTCTTATTAACAAAGCCAGTATTGTCTCGCTCAGCTGCTGTTCCAGTGAAATATCTTTCTGGTACTTCGAGTACATTAGGCGTGACCGTTGCTTGGATTCTGTATTCATTGCATTGTTCTCCAGTTGGTGTATCTATTACTTGTGTGACTTCTATTACTTTAGTCACTATCATGCCGTATGGATACATATTATGAAACTCTTTAATACGATCGTTAACTAAGGCATAATCTTTCAGATTAAATCCCATAAGGTTCCTCCGTTTATTTGTTTATATTGGTTAGCTTGGATAACTAAGTTAGTATTCCCAACTCAATTATCCAAGCGTTTTTACTACTTTTTATCAGATTTATTTACATAATTACAAGCATATAATATGCCGTAACATACTGCAAATAATAGAAGTAATTCTAACATTGATTCCTCCTTAATCTAGTAGTTTCATGTACGCTTCAGCATTGTTAGCTCTGAACCAATCACAACCTTTACGTACAATTTTTTGTGCATCAGGATCTAGAAAATAATTAGGTGATTCTAATTGTGCCTTTATTACTTTTCTATATACTGCTTCTTCTACTGGTGATAATTTATGAGATTCACCACTAAAAGGATTTCTGACATCTAAATCGATGTCTTCGTGATCTAGGAACTTACATTCAGACATATCGTATGGAAATTTACTATACTTTCTTGTTGTAGTATGTTCATATCCATATACGTCAGTGTAAGTTATATTATCTTTTTTCACTGTTTCCTCCTTCCATTCCTTTATCCATTCTTTAACAATATCTATTTCTTCGTTGAACTCGCCTTGCATTGTTATTTCGTCAAGCGTTCCATCTTCGTTTAGATATTGTTCTACTTTGTATATACCTTGTAACCAAAACCATACTGAACCAGATTGTGCGTCTTCAAGTTTTTTATCTAAAAACTTTACAAGTTCTTTACTACCCGCACCAAATAGTTGTACTTTCTTTTTCATTTCAAGTGTTTTACTCGGACTATTTCCCATGTAAATCCCTCCTTTGATAGTTGATCAAGCAGCTTTTTGTGCCATATTTTAGCTTCTTCCTCTGTAGCATAGTTAGGATGAAACTTAGCATTTCTAGCTGCTTGATAGTGTTTAACTGATAGTATTTTTAATAATACTATATAGTTTGGATCTGGATGAGTTTCTGCTACTGAAACCACATAGTGTTTATTCCTCATCAGATGGTGGTATTGTACTAGTTATTTCATCCATTACCATTTCTAATGGTTTGAGTTTTGTTCTGATTGGTACTGATATATCTTGATACTTATTTTTATCTGTATCTAGATAAGTTAATTCAGACATCATCCATTGAACTCCGTCCCAATAGTAGATATATTCAATCCATATATCTCCTAGCGTCATACGAAAATACTGTTCTATACTTTCATATGAATCGGATTCTTCTTTTTCACCCATATATTCAATCTGAGCATCACTTATAGAACGAATAGATTTAAGTTGTATTTCATCTACCGCTGATTGAGTATTGAAATGATGTAGCAATTCATACCCAACTCCACCTATAAACTCGCCATTTCTTTTGAATCCAGGATAACCGTCAAAGTGACAATAAACTGCTTTCACTGTTTTAAAGCCTTCTTCGTTGGTTCTTTTAAATACGATGTTTGATCGTGTTGACATTAGACACCCCTCTTTCTACGTATTGATGTTATCATACTGCCTTTACCATCTTGGACATACATAAATTCATATCCTAAATCATCAAGTAAAGAAATTTGATCTTTGATTGTTCTTTGTGCTTGTAATGCAAGTTCAGATACGCTGCTTTCATCTAGCTCATCTAATTCTTGTCTTACTGCATCCATTTCGGATAGTTTACCCATTTGTTACCCCTTCCACTTCATTTGCTAAATTATTGATTTCATCAACTTTGTTAGCAATCATTTGTTTATTAGCTTCAACAATTTTATCAATAGCTTCATTTTCAGCTTCTATTTCTTTTTGTCTCCACTCTGCTGTTTCCATAACGCCTACTGGTAATATTCCGTCTGGTTCTATGAAAACACTTTCACCGTTACCTATGTCTATTTGCATAGATTTTTCTCTTCCAGTGTTCCAATGTAAAGCACCAGGACCATTACCTTCGTCGTCCATAGATACAAATATTGCGACTCCACTATCTAGTATTAATACTAAACCAGTAGTACTGTTTTCATCCCATTTTTTCCATATGACGTGTTCTATTTTTTGTCCTTGCAATAGAGCAAAAGCTTTCTTGTGCCAAGCTTCTGTTCTTTGCATTGTTTTCTTAATGTCCTCCATTATATAGTCCTCCCCATTTATATTGGTTTATGTGATTATTGTATTTCGGTTCTTTGTTTAGCATTACATCGTTAAACGTACCAAGATCTGCAAGATATATATCATTTTGCGGACCTCTTATATACCAATCGTATATTTCTTTTACCATTTTTTCGAACTTCTTTTTATACTCTTTTTTAAAAGTATGTAAAGAATACTTAGCTTGTATTTTACATCTTTTACAAGTATAAGTATCTCTCTCAATTATAGTATAAAAACTATCGTATACTTCTTGATATGTTAATTTATCTTTCACGCTCTTCCTCCATCTAATATTTTCATATATTTATCTTTATTGCCATTGCAATCTTCAATTACTTGTTCTTCCCATTCTTGTTGGTGCATAGGATATTCAAATTTACCACAACAATCACCAGCATATTCTGGTTCTGTTGTTTCTTTACTGTAGTCGTTTTTGAGTGTATTCATATTAATAAAAACTTTTTCATACACTTGATCACTACCGCACCAATTACATACCCAATCACCTAAATACTCTTCATCAATTGCTTTAACCATACAATCTTTTTCTGTATTTAGATTTGTTACTTCTCTTGGATATAGTTTTTTTGTAATAGGTCTAAATATTGCTGCTACTTCGTCATTCATTACTGTCTTCCTCCATTTTCCAATATTGATAAATCCATTGATCTTTATGTTTTTCTGATGAATTGTTATCTGTAAATAACCACCAAGCTCTTCCATATTTCTTTGCAAATGCTTCACGTTCAGCAATTCCTTTTTTTGACCAAGGATTATTAAATTTCATTTTTTTCATTCTATCGTAAATCGTTTCAGGTGTTTTATCTCCTTTACGATTTAACCAAGCTTTTTCTCTATTATTCATTTACTTTCCTCTTTATGAATATAACATCATCATAGCCTTTGCTAGTCCAATGTCTATATTCTTTCATTGCTTCTTTGTAGGTTGAAAAAGTATTGCAAACTCCTCCAATCCATACATTATACTTATACTTCATATTTGTTTTCTCTCCTTTCAGAACTGAGGCAACTATACTTCATTATTCAGGCTTCCATGGACCTTATATAAGACTCGCCTATTTTGAAGTATTTACTGGAGCTCTTCCATGTATCGTTGTTGCCTCTATTCTGATTTAAGCCACTCAGGGACCTTGTGCATTTTAGGGACCTGTAATGTGACTATTACGCAATCACCAGGAATATCCTGGTTGATTATAGTTCATTCGGTCGTTTACCGACCTTCATCATCCAAGGTTCTAATGACATATGCAATAACCAGTCTGACATTGAAATAAGTTTACCTATGTCTTCTATGACATGTTGTTCACCTATTTGTCTTACTGGTACTTTTCTGCCATCAGAATTGGTGATGTATTTACCAAATACGTCAATACACCAGCCAATACCTTCTGTATGATGTCTCATTGATCTGTGAGTTGGTAGTGAACAACCACGTTTAGAATCATCAAACCAATGATGAATCTTAATGTAGTCGTCTACTGTACCGCCCCACTTCTTTACACTGCTTTTACTATGATAAAGAGGGTCCATTATTCTACCTCTTCAGTTTTACGCTCTATTTTTTCGTTAAGCATATCTGTAATAAAATCGTGTAATTGTTTGAGTTTTGGCTGATCTTTCTTCAAAGAAATATCTAATTCAACATTTTCGTAAGGTTTTTTCTTAGGAAATATATCCTTTAAAAATCCTTGAAATCTTTTTGAAAGTGTTTCATCTAATATTACTTCTGTTTTCTCAGACTCTTGGACCATTACATTTGTTTCTTGGTTAATATTGAGTTTAACTTTGTTATTATCAAACTCTACTTTAAAGTAGTTTTGGCTACCGTGATTGTTTTGCCAACCAGGATGCAACATTTGATAAAATGCTTCATCAATATTTTCCCATTCATCTTTGCGTACTCTTGGATACATCAATTGTAAAATTCTTGTATCAAAGTGTGTAAACTCATCATATACATATGATTGTGTTCTACGCAATGTAATGCCACGTTCACCACTACCAGGTACCGTTGTGATTTCATGTATTGACCATCCTAAGTCTAAAACGCTTTGTACAACGCCGTTAGACCAGTCTTCTAGATCCATAGTAGCAAACGCTTCTGGTTCCATATCTATAAGATATTGTTTGCGTTTTTCTATGTGTTCTCTTAGTGATCTTGTATGTTCATCAGTTTCCCATAACGAATAGTTAATTACGGTTTCTGGTTTTACGTTTTCACCGTGATGTGTGTGCATATAAAAATGTCTCATTATATGCGATGGATGTATTTGTGCACCATTTTTATCACGAAATTCTACGTTTTCTAAACAACCGTCATCACCATATCCGTTGTATTCAAGTTTGATACTTTTGATATTAGTATGTTCCATAATTGATTTAAACTTTTCGTGTAAGTCAATTTTAGTTGCATAGCTTTTAAACATATCTTGTATAACACTAAGTTGGCTCCAACCATAACCGTGTACCTTTATTGGTGAACCGTCTTTGTTTGAACCAAGTGTTTTACTCATAGCTTTACCAAACTTAATTTTAAGGTTTGTAAAGTTTACATCATTAAAGCTCATTACTGCCTCCTCTTTGTTTTATTTTGTAACTCAATTAACATTGCTGCAAGATATACTATCATATCTAACGCCTCTTCAATAGCATCTTGCAAGTGATCTCTTGTACCGTCTAATGGTACTTCTTCTCCGTGCTCTATAGCACCGTGTCGAAGTCTTTCTTGTATTAGTTCAAGTATTGATTCGTTGTTGCTTTTTTTAATACCTAACCAATGTAATATTTTTTTAAACATTTTATTTCCCTTTTAGTTTATTTTATAGCCAAGTGTATACGCCAACCAGCTTTTTACTGTATACATTTGCCTAGGCTTCAGGCTATCGTAGATAACTTGGCTATAAAATATAATCGCATATAGCGGCAAGAGAGAACCGCTATACACTATCTTGTTCATCTATTGATTTCCCAAGAATAAAAAGAAGGCTCTATTTCGCCTTTGTCTGCCTCATCTTTTAAACTTGGTACATCACTCTCTTTGTTATTGTTTGTCACAATAACTTCATTCATAGAAGTTTTAGCCAAGGTTTCTAAACTATCATCACAACAAACATTTTCCACTGTATACCAATGGTATTGTTGTGTTTCATAGTTATATTTACTTTCGGCTATAACTTCTCTGCACGTTGGACATACTGTTCTTAATGGTTCTCTTTTCATTTGTTCACCACATTATAGTATATCGCCCACATCAAAGGTTTTGACATTTTCTTACACACTACATTTAACGCTGGATCGTATGCGTTATCTGCTGTTTTTTGTAATGGTTTTAAGTCAATATTGTATTGATGTTTAAACCAATCACTAAATAGTGTAGAATGTTGCAACTTTGTGTGGTATATTGCTTTTTTAGTCATCTTTGAGTATCCTTATTGTTTTTGTTTTGGCTTTAACATTGACATAGGTTTCAATAACCTCATCGTTAAAGTCAAACTGTTCATCTGGTAACTCATCAAACGTAAGATTCACGTCCATATTTTTATCTTTTGGTACGTGTTTCTTTCTTGGCTTTTTTTCTTCACCATTCATAGAACATATCCTTTCGTAGACGTTCTAGACTATCATAGACAATCTCTGCTATTTTTAGCATGATCATTATGCTGATAAAGAAGAAAAACCATAGTGACAAATCAAGTGCTACTGACGATATGGTATTCATATACTCTGCTGTAAACATAGAGTATTTCGTATCAAATCGTACAAATAGAACTATCGTTGTTACTATTGTTGCTGTGCTAAGCGTTAATACTTTTAGCACATTCATTAGGTAATTGTTAATGTAAGAATATGCAAATCCAGCGTTCTTACCTTTGTACGCTGTTTTTATCTTCAAGGCATATTCTTTTATTTTGTTATATGGCATAGTGCACCCTCTTGTTTTATTAATACAATTCTTTGCCGACCAATATTGTGGATTAACTGATATAGGTATATTGATAGGATAGTGTGATCTGTTGTGATACTGGTCGGCATAAGTTATAATAGTTATTTCATACACCAATAGCAAGGCGTTTTTATAAAAGGCATTACTAATGGTTTAAAAAGTTCTTCGATGCGATAGCACCGATGGTTGCACTATGGTACCAACATCTCTGCTGATACCATAGTACTGTTAGATTAACGATAATTATTCTTCATCGTCAAATTCTAACTCACCAACATTATCGTTGGATGGTTGGACATACAAGGTAATCAGGTTTACTGATTCGTCCTTATTGTATGGATAAGACTGATATTCAATCTTATTACCGTCGCCGTCCTCGGTGATAACTTGCAAATTCTTTAATGCAAGGTATTTCTCTAATGACGGACGGAACGTTGCACTCGTCCAACTGTCGGATCGTAGGGTTATCAGATAGATAAATCTATACTCTTTATCAGAATATAGTTCATTCTGGGAATGAAGTGTTTTACCGCTGATAGAACCTAACGTGACATTCTCAGCAAGTTTATTGCGAACCTTAGCACTACTGCAAGTAGTAGTGGTTGGACGCATCTTAGTGTTTACTAAGTAATCCTTGATGTTGATGTCACGACTATTAAGCATAGTCCACGCATCTTTTAACGCTATTTTATTAGACATGGTTAACTCCCTTGTTTTTTGTTTTAATTAATATTAGGGGACGCAGTCCCCGAGGGTGCAGCTACGCCCGTTAAGCAAATATTGACTTAGAATATTCAAACGAATGTTTTCAACGATATTGAATATGAAAAGTCAATATTTGTAGGGTGTAGGTGTAATATATACTACGCACACGCAATCTAAGGCAATTTTTTAAAATGATTGCAAGGTAGCTAAAAAAATGATTAAGTTAAAATATGAAACAGGTGAAAAAACTAATTACCTTTCTTAAAAAGAATAGAGTAATGGAACGTTACAATAAAGCAAAGAACAAGTGGGAAGAAGTAGAACTTGATCTATCAGATGAAGAAACGTTCGGTTTAGTACAGACAATGTCAGCAGAATTAGACATTTTAGTACGTATCGAAGAAATGGAATTAGGGATTAAACCTAGTAGGAAAGATGTTAACTGATTGCAAGGTATAAACGTATATATATACGTATATAGATAAACGAGTATATTCGTACGATTATACATACATTTATATGTATTGCTATATAATAAACGTTTATAAATAAACTATGAAACAAAAAAAAGACAAGCCGACGTTAAAAGAAGTGGTAAGACTAGTAGGAACACTAGCCGTACAAATAGAACAATTGAAAATGCAAATTTGGAACGGCGATAGAGCCCTAGATCTATATTTAGAGATGAAAGGCGATAAAGAAGACTTTAAAAAATTTTTGGAAAAAAAATTCCCTATAGATGATAAAGATAACAAAAAGACTGAAGAAAAATAATTTTCAGCCGAAAGAATACGTAGTGTATACTACCAAAGACAAAAGTATACCAGAGTATGTACATTGGCAAGAATGCGATGTAGATGATTGGGGAATTAGCGATGATGGATACATTAGTAAGTGTATTTATCGTAATACCTACAAAAAAGGAACGTTAGTGACGTTTCCCTATGGTAGGCAATGGTTAGGTAGCAATAGACGTTTAGAATTTGAACCACATTGGCATTCTGGCAATTTAAACAATGTTTCTACCAAACCGTATAGTGAGATAGAGTCACGATCTCAAAGAGCAGCATTAGCAGTAGATGCATTTATTGCATATAAGGTAGCGGGGGAAAAACCTGATATGGAACAGATTGGTAAGATATATAGACCAGATCAAGCTGAACCGCATATAGCTGCCAAAAGATTATTTAAGCTGAAGGAGACAAAGCAAATGATAAAAGATAAGTTACAAGAAGTGTTAACTGAAAAAGGTATAGATGAAGGATATGTATTGGATGTAATGAAAGATGCAGTAGCAGTTGCCCAGATGAAAGAAGATCCAGGCAATATGATACGTGCAGCAGATAAGTTATCTGAGTTTTTAGATATGAAACCACAAAAGACTCAACAAACAGAAACATTAGAAATGGATATTAGTCATCAAATATCAAATCAGTTTGAAACGCAAAAGAAAAAATTGAAAGCTACACAAACTAGAGAGATAAGTGATGGAGAAGAGAATAGTACTGAAGGGTGAAGAAGATAATATCTTAGTATTTTTAGCTACGATGATACAAGTAGCAAAAGATATGGAATTAGAACTGACCGTTATTGTAGATGAAAAATAGTAAAAAAGAAATTATAACATCAATGCAACAAGATATGTTGCTATTCGGTAGGATGGTAATGCCTAATATGTTTAGTAGTGAGTCTCCTCCGTTTCACTATGACCTAACAAAACATTTATTAGACAGGGAACAAAAACAAATAAACATTATAGCACCACGTGGTCACGCAAAATCTTCAGTGGTTGCTGGTATTTATCCGTTGTTTCATTTAATGTTTGATCAAGGTGTAAAAGTGATTGTGCTTGTGTCTAGAACGCAATCACACGCTACTAAACTATTAGGTACCATCAAAGATGTATTAGACTATTCTCAAGAGTTTAGATACTTTTTTGGTTATTGGGGAATGCAATCAGCACGTAAATGGACAAACACGGAAGTAGAACTCAAAGATGGTAGTGTTATTATTTGTAAAGGTACTGGTCAACAGATACGTGGTATTAAACACGGAAATCAACGACCTACTCTTTTAATATTGGATGATCCTGAAGATGAAAACAATACGAAAACAGCAGAAGCTATGGAATACAACTTACGTTGGTTGTTGCAATCTGGTGTTCCATCCCTGGACCCACTTAACGGTAGAATCTGTGTTATTGGTACTCCGCAGCATGAACGTTGTATGGTAGAAACTTTAAAAGATATGAAAGGTTGGAAAACCTTGGAGTTTCGTCCAGATCTAGAAAATAAAATACCATTATGGAAAGAAGTATGGTCTATAGACAAATTGATACAAAAGAAAGAAGAGTTAGATAGTATTAATCGTCTTTCGGTATTTTATAGAGAATATTTGTGTCAAATCGTTGGTGATGAAGATAATTTGTTTAGAAAAGAAGATATTCAGTATTACGAAGGATTTCTCGAACAAGATGAGGAAGGATTGTCGACTCTTGTCCTGACGAGCCTAAATGGTGAGGAAGTAGACGAGAGAAGACCTGTAAACGTGTTTACTGGTGTCGATCCTGCATCTAGTACCAAAAAAACTGCAGACTATTCCGTGGTATTTAATTTAGCTATTGATGAGGACAACAACAGATTTGTATTGCCTTACTATAGAAAACGAGCAACGCCACTACACTTAGCAGATGCTATTATAACAAATTTTAAGACATATCGTAGTACTAAAACAAGAATTGAGTCTGTTGGTTATCAGGAAATGCTTCGTCAATACATTAAAGAAGAATCTGAGAAACTTGGACTATTTATTCCTGGTCTTGAGATTAAAGAGAACCCGAGAACTAGAAAATCGTACAGATTAGAAAGTTTGCAGCCATTATTTGCAAATAAAAAAGTATTTATTAATAAAGGTATGCAAGCATTAGAAGATGAGTTACTTTTATACCCTAGAGGTAAGCACGATGACTTGTTAGACGGATTTTATTATGCAAATAAAAATTCATACAGACCTGGGCATTCTTATACGCCATTTAGCAAGAAAATCGAAGATTATTACCCTCGTCTACAAAAAAGTTGGAAAATTAACTAATATCTCTTGACTTTCGTCTATTTTTTCTTATAAGTTAATATAAGGTGCAGATAGATATAGCAAAATATTATTTTACTAAAGAACGTTTAGTACAAATGGTGGATAAACATACTAAGGTAGAAATACCAAAGGGATATAGGATAGTTGATGCCAGAGAGCATAAAAAAGACGAAGAAGTCACAAAGAAGTCAGAACTATAATGATCTGATTGATGTATTTGGTTATGTACCAGGTAGATTAAACCCAGAGTCTGGTGAAATACCTGATGAAGTACAAGAGTCTATTGAATTATTAACTGAATACAATAACTTGCGTGAAATATGGGCTGTAAAGTTCCAAGAGTCTATTGAGTTTAGAGCTGGAGCACAATGGTCGCAAGATGAACGTGATATTCTAGAACAACGTGGTCAAGCACCTATTGTTGTAAATCGTATTCACCCAATTGTAGAAACAGCTAAATCTTTACTTACCTACAACTCTCCTGAGTTTCGTTCATCTGCACGTGAAGATTCTGATAGAGATACAGCTAAAGTATTTTCTGATTTATTTGCTTGGATGTGGGATCAATCATCTGGTAATGAAGAATTAAAGAAAATTGTAGACGATTATTATGTCGGTGGTATGGGTGTGATGCACATTTATCAGGACCCTATGGCTGATTTAGGTAAAGGTGAAGTATTTTTAAAATCTATAAATCCATTAGATGTTTACATAGATCCAAATGCAAAAGACGTATATGCACGTGATGCTGCACATATATTGGTAGTAAAATACATTACCGATGAACAAGCTATGCAACTTTATCCAGACTTTATGGATATTATTGAAGATGCTGATAGTGCTGTTGATAATGACGAAGAAGTACCAGCAACAGACTTAGCTGCTACTGAAGGTCAAATATTTAACACTGACGAAGATACAAACTATCATACTAAAAGAAAATATATAGAGCGTTATACAAAAGAAATGCATACATACTACAATGTGTATGAACCGTTTTCACAAAAAGAATATTTATTTAACGCAGAAGAATATCAAGAGTATAAAGATACATACTATATGCGTTTAACCAAAGCAACTGGTGAAGAAGTATTTATCTCTGATGAAAATGCAAAAGAAGAATTATTAGAAGTTATTGAAGATTACGGACCAATCTTTCACTTCGAACTACCAGATCCTGAGATAGACGACGCTGGTAATATGATTCCTCAAAGTCCTGTAAAGGTATCAGGAATGGAAGACGAAGATGCGATACCAGGTAGTACTACTGTTATTACTCCGTTAACAGCAGAAGAAATGATTGGTATGGAAAATATTATGGTAAACAAAATTGAAAAATGCTGCGTAAAGCTTACAGCTACCGTAGGAAACAATTTATTGTATACTAGAATATTACCAACAGAAGATTATCCTATTGTACCATTAATGAATATTCACCATAGAAATCCATTTCCTGAATCAGATGTGCGTCTATATAGACCATTACAGGAATACATTAATAAGATTCGTTCATTAATTATTGCACACGCAAGTACAAGTACAAATGTTAAGTTGTTGATTCCTCGTGGCTCAGCAGATCTTCGTCAAATCGAAGAAGAGTGGAGTAGAGCAGGTACCAGTGTTATTGAGTTTGATGCTGAGCTAGGTGCACCTATCGTTGCTGGACCTGTACCACTACCTAATGAATTATATAAAAACGAAGCAGATGCCAAGTACGATCTTGAATATGGATTTGGTATTTTTGAATTAATGCAAGGTAGTGGTATGAACTCTCCCTCAACTTATAGAGGAACACTTGTCGTTGACGAGTTCGGTCAACGAAGAATTAAATCTCGTAGAGATGATATAGAAAACTTTTTAAATCAATGTGCTAAAGTAGCTGTACCGTTAATGCAGCAAATCTACACAGAAGAAAAAGTAATTAGATTAGTACAACCAAATGGTTTAGAAAAAGAAGAACGCTTTAACTTTTTTAAAGAAATGGAAAATGGAGATGTTGCACGTTTTCACGATGTAACTATTGGTAGATATGATGTTAAAGTTGTTTCTGGTTCTACATTACCAACAAATAGAATGGCAATGTTGAATACTTATATGCAAATGTATCAAGCTGGATTAATTGATCAAGTTGAAGTATTGAAAAAATCTGAACTTGTAGATATTGATGGTGTAATGCAACGTAGTGGACAAATGCTACAAATGCAACAGCAGATGCAAATGTTACAAGAAGAATTGAAGAAAGTCAAAGGTGACTTACAAACCGCTACACGTGAAGAGCTACACGCTAAGAAACGTTTAGAGGTAGAAAAATTTAGTTCCGATTTAGATAAAATATCTAATAGGGCTGAATCTGCTACTCAGTTATATAAAGCTAGAATAGCAGACGTTGAAAACAATCTAATGAACTCCGTTAGCTCCGTAGAACAGGAACTAGCTGAAGAGCTAAATGAACCTAAACTTGGAGAGATGGAGAGTTAGGAGGATAAAATGAGTAACGAAAATGAGATGCTAAACACAGAACAATCAGTAGATCCACTTACAACTGCTAGTGTACCTACTGGTGACGATGACATTTTTAATGAAGTATTTGGAGTGAATACAGACCAATTTGTAGCTAAAGTTGGCGAAGAAGTCCAAAATACCATTGAAAGTGAACCATCCGAAGTATCTGATGTTAGTAATCCTAAGGAAAGTCCTGACCAATTTCAGTATTGGCAGAGTCAAGCAGATAAAAAAACTGCTGAAGTTGAAACGTTGAAAAAGGAATTAGAAGCTCTTAAGTCGAAAGAATCTTCTGCTCCTGCACAACCTCAACCAGTAGTTGAGTCTAAGGAAATGGTTAAACCCGTTAAGCCTGTTAGACCGTCTGACTTTGATAATTCCGAGGCACTAACTGATCCTGATAGTAAATCTGCAAAATATCTTGCAGCTAAGGAACAGTATTTAGACGATATGACTGAATACTTAATGTCTCAGGAAGAAAAACGTAATCAACTTTCAGAACAACAGCTGGCTGAACAACAAAAGTTACAGTCACAAAATCAATTGTTGTCTGATTTACAAGCTGGTTATGGATACACTCCTGAACAAGCTAACGACTTTGTACAAACAATGTCATCACCAGAATCGTTATCACTAGATAATTTGGTTAAACTACATAAGGTATTAAACTCAACGGAAAGTGAAAACATCCCAGTAGCACAACCTAATGTTATTGACCAAAGAGCTTCTGAGTATGCACAAAGACAACAGAAGTTAGCTATTCCTAAACCTATCAGCACGCAGCCGAGTGTTAATAAGCAGTCATCTAATAAGAGTATAGAAGATCAAATGATGGATTCTATGGTTACAAACTATAAAAAGAGAAATCCATTTTAATTAAAGGAGAAATAAGATGTCTGATGTATATAGCATAGGACCAGGAGAAGCAGTTCAGGGTACTTCAATTAATGATTCTAGAAGAATCTTTAACTTTGGAGAACGTGTAGCTGAATTAGCTCCTCAACAATCACCTTTTCTTACTTACTTATCAAAAGTTGCAAATAAGCCTACAGATGATCCTGTATTTAAATTTTTGGAACAAAGACATCAATATCAAAGAAGAAACTTTCAAGTGCAAGCTGCGGTTACTACTGCTGCTTACAGTTCAGGTTTCGACATTGCTTCAGGTCAAAACTTTGATGTAGACGTTTTATATGATAAATATGGAAGAGAAGTATCAACAGCAGTTCAACCTAACTTTTTACTTAAAGATCAAATCGTTGCTATCGAATGTGAATACGATGCTAACGGTTCTGATGCTGGTGTAGGAAGTGAGACAGCTGCTATCGCTTATTACAAAATTACAGCCGCACCTGATTTAACTTCAGATGCAGCAGCAGCTAGACTTGTAATGAGTTTTATCAGAGTAAATTATAAACCATCAGGTTCTAATGGAGCCACAGCAACAAATGCTGGACAAATTACACCTGCTAATGCTTCTAAATTAATTTTTAGAGCAGATGGCGATGGACAAGTAGTAGGTTCTGCATTTGCTGAAGGTTCTGCTGATCCTGAAAGTTGGAGAGACGAGTTCTATAACAGAGAAGGGTATTGTCAAATCTTTAAGACTTCAGTGCCTTTATTCTCTGGTACAGCACTTGCTACTCGTTATCGTGGTATTTCTAACGAATACATGAGAGTATATCAAGAAAAACTTATGGAACATAAGATGGATCTTGAACACGCTATGTTATTCGGTATTGGTACTGACGATTCAACAGCTTCAGGTCCTATTCGTAGAACTTGGGGTATTGTACCTTACACTGAAGCTTATGGTAAAGTAAAAACATTTACTTACGCAGATGCTTCATATGATACTTTTGTAGACGCAATGGAAGATGTATTCTCACCAGAGTCTGGAAACAGCGGCGAGAAACTTGTTCTAGCTTCTAGAAAAGTTATATCATACTTTAACAAACTAGGCGGAACTTCATTCCTAGGTAACACTATGGCATTAAGCTCACAAACTGGTAGTGGTTTAGACATTCAAAACGTTGAAGGTTCATTTGGACACAACGTAACAAGAGTAAGTACTATTTATGGTAACTTAAATCTTGTAATGGAACCACTATTTAGAGGTGCTTATGAAAACACCGCTATTATGGTTGATCTAAACAATGTAGCATACAGACCATTAGTTGGTAATGGTGTATCAAGAGATACTCAAATTATCACTAACGTTCAAAATCGTGACATTGACGGAAGAAAAGACATGATTCTTACAGAAGCAGGTCTTGAAATTCAACTTCCAGAAACACACACTGTACTACAGTTTAGTTAAGTTGAATAATGAGGGGGATGAAATATTCCCCCTCTATTAAAAGGAGAGAGAGAAATGCCAAAACAAATGAAGATAGATTTTCCAAAAGAGGGACAAGTAAAACCTTCTGCAATGCAGCAAGCTAGAAAAAGCAAAGCAGCAGCTATTAAACCTGTTATTGTTAAAAGTATGGGTAAATATAGTGGTGCAGGAAGAGGTATGGGTAAATTACTTCTTGGTGGTGCAGCAGCAGCTGGTGTAGTTGCTGGAATTGGAATACTTGCTAACAGAAGAAAGAAAAAGAAAGAGAAATAATTATGAGCATGGTAATTAGAAAACTAGGTAAAGCAGCTAAAAAAAGATTAAAAAGATATAGACAGGCAGAAGATGCTTTTTTATTTCATACAGGAAAAAACAATCCTGCAGATTTTGTTAATCCACCTAAAATGGATTTAGGAATGGCTAACGAGTTTTTAAGTAGTGGAGGAAAACAGTTTATAAATATTCCTAACAAACTTAAAACTAGAAAAAGACGTAAAAAAGGTAGAGGTTCTTTACCTCTAAGAAAATCATGAGTATGGTTACTAGAGCAACTAAACAAGTATTAGCTTTACGTAAAAGAAAACGTAAAGACAGTTTGTTTAATCCTACGTTACAAGAGTTGAAAGATACCTCTGCAAACTTAGAATTAGCTAAAAAATTGGGCATACAAAAGAAAATGTATAGAGAAAGTGCATTAGAAAGTGCAGCTGACGTATTAAGAAAAAAAGGTAAAATGAAGATATGAGCTTACAAACTGACATAGAAGCAATAACTGGTAGTATATCTGATATTACAACAGAAGCATTAGAGTTTTGTAAAGAGGGCAATAAATACGTGCAAAGAATTATTGCAAAGAATCCTGCTTTATCAGAACGATTAACACAAACACAAGATATTACAAGTGATAGTGGTTATACATTAACTGATGTGATAGATATTATTTCTGTTGTTAGAGAGCAAGCAGATACTGGAACAGCATCTAAATTTTGTAGAAGAATTAGTTTTGGAGATAGTTTTAATGCATTAGATTCAGATAGCATTTATTTTGCTACAGTTACTGATCCTAGATATTTTATAGATGGTAATGTATTAAAAGTATTACCAGTACCAACAGCAGCACAAAAAGCAGTGTTAAGACACATAACACCGAATACAAGTTTTGCTTTAAATGCTACTAGTATTACAAACTTGCCTTCTGAGTATTTTAGAGGTGTTGTTTTATATGCAGCATTACAAGTATTGCAAAAAAGAATGAATGAAATAGACAAGCCTACAGGTGCTACTAACTTAACTACAATAGATGCTAGTGCAAATCAAGGTACTGAATCAGATAGAGTTAATGTAAATAAGTGGTTTAATATTGTAGGAGATTATTTAGCAGACGAGGATGTAGAATTAGCAAATGCATACTTGAATAAAATGAATGTATTTTTGAGCAACTATCAAGCTGAACTACAAGGAGATACTAGTCAATATGGATGGTATGAAAGTCAGTATTTTAAAGTATCTAGACAATTAATAGAGTTTTTAACAATGTTTTCATCGATGAGACTACAACCAATAGGAGTGCCAAATGAAGCTGCAGGAAATGATTGAACTAGTACAAAAGCATCATCCAGATCTTGGTAATGTGGAAGTAATTAAATTACTAAATCAAGCATCAGATGAATTTTGTTCTAGAACACTGATATTAGATGAAGCTACTCAGTTTGATACAGTATCAGGTCAACGTTATTACGGATTAAAAGATTCTATATTAGAAATTAAATCTGTAGATATGCAAGACGAAGATGGTAATGTAAAATCAATTAAACGTCTACAAGGTAGACCAGAGTATAGGGATATAACATAATGAGCCATAGAGATAGATTAAATGCTAGACAAACAAAGCAACACGTATATTGGGTAGAACGTGACTCAATTGGTATTGCATTATATGATTCTAGCCAAAATGAAAAAGAATTATTTAAAAGTGTAACTGCTGTTCATACGATAACATTGTTTTATCACAAGAAAGCATTGCACTTTGGTGTAAACTCATCTGGATCTTCTACATTAGAAAGTACAGCATTAATGTCTGAACAGAGTGAATTACCAACACAGTTTCATCAATATTTAGTTGATAAAGCTATTCAGTTGGGATATGAAACAAAACCAGATATGATTCAGATGGCACCATACTTTGAACGTAAGTTTGAAAAAGGTATTAAAGAAGGTAAGACTTTTGCGAACAGAGGTCGTATTAGTGGTAGAAGAAGAATAGTACAACATAGTTTTTAATGGCAAATACCTGGAAAAAAGGAAACTTTGGTTTAGCATCATTTAGTGATATTAATGTATCATTTAATGATCTTGAACAACATTTTAATGATAACACAGATGGTAATTTTACAGACTTATCACTACCAGCTGATGTGACACTTAGTGATATAAGTGATCCAAGCAGTAGTATTTATACTGATATTACAAGAAGTGTATATACTTTTAGTAATGTAAGTGCAGTAGCTAATCCTACTTATAGTGATGTAGCAGATGTAAGTGAACCAACTTATGATGATATAGGAGTGACAACATAATGGGTGGAAGTTTAACAGGACCAAACAAGATTAAAGATGTGTATAAAAAAATTGTTTTTTATGACAATAATCAATTAAAGATTGACAATGGTAGTGCAGACGTACAAATTACATCTGCCGATGGATTAACAGATAATATTGCAGCAGGTACTGGAATTGAAACTAGTACAAGCAATGGCACTACAACAATAAGTGTAAAAGACGCAGATGTTCTTTTGCAAAATGAGGCAATAGATGGCGGCAGCTATCAACCATAAGGAGAGATAAATGGCAAGTACATTACAGATTAAAAAGAGCGTATATGGTGCAAGTGCTGGAGCACCAGCTTCTTTGTTGTATGGTGAGTTGGCATGGGATAATGCTGCTGGCAAACTATATATAGGTAAACAAACAGCAAGTAATACAGTTACAGTAACAGAGTTGGAAGTGAATCTTCCTGACGCTACATCAAGTGTTAAAGGTAAAGCATCTTTTTCTACAAATAATTTTGTAGTAAATAGTGGTGCAGTACAGATTAAAGATCTTGGAGTAGCAACAGCTGAATTAGCTGCTGACGCAGTTACTGGGGCAAAACTAGCAGATGATGCAGTAGATAGTGAACATATTGCAAATGGAGCTGTAGATTTAGCACATATGTCAGCTAATTCTGTAGATAGTGACCAGTATGTAGATGGTTCTATTGATACAGCACATATTGCAAATGACGCAGTTACTGGAGATAAATTGGCTAATAGTATTACTATTGCACAAAATTTAACAGTTAGTGGTAATCTTACAGTAAGTGGTACAACAACTACTGTAAATACTACTAATACTACAGTAAGTGATCCGTTGTTAGAACTTAATAGTGGAGCAGGAAGTAATGCAAATGATTGTGGTCTTATTATAGAACGTGGTTCTACAGGTGATAATGCTACAATATTCTTTGATGAAAGTGCAGATAAATGGACTTTAGGAACTACAACAGCAACAGCTTCTAGCACTGGTAATATGAGTGGATTTACTAAAGGAGCTTTAGTAGCTAATATAGATAGTTCTACCATGACAAATGTTACAATAGATCTAGGAACATACGCTAACTAATAGGTTATAATGGCTAGTAAGTTATTAATAAAAAGAGGTGATGGTGCACCTGTTTCAGGTAGTATAGATGAATATGAATTAGTATATGATTATACTAACAATCAACTATATACTAAAGTAGGTAGCACCATAACTGCTATTGGTAGTGCTTCTTCTGGAGATATTGAAGGCGTAACAGCTGGTACTGGTTTATCTGGTGGTGGTACATCTGGTACAGTAACACTCAATTTAGGTAATCATAGTGGAAATTTAATTACAAGTGGTACAGTAGCAGCAGCTAGGATAGCTAATTTAGCAGCTTCTAAGATTACATCAGGAACTTTTGCAGATGCAAGAATTGCAGCATCAAGTATTACACAACACACAGATCCTAAATATTTAAGAAGTAATGCTGCAGATACATCTACTGGTAAAATTACATTTTCAAATGGTATGCAAGACAATGTAAGTAATGTAGGTACTGTAGGTTCAACTGGATTAGAAGGTAATCAATTAAGTGAACAAAACTGGGCTGATTTTCCAGTAGGTTTTGGTGGTATGATGAGAAGTGGAAATCAAAATTATGGTAATCCTGGCTCAACATATTTTTATTTTCATAAAATTGCTAACAGAGATTCTGGTGGTGGTTGGGGTGGTATAGCTGTTGGATATAGTAGTAATGCAGAGTTGTATGTAGGTACTACTACTGTAAACACTTCTTATGCTACTTGGAGTAAAATATGGAATGAATCTAACTTGGGTATTAGTAATCTTGCTAATGACAGAATTTTAACAGGTAATGGTTCTAGTTCTATTCGTGGTGAATCTAATGTTACTATTAATTCAAGCAATAATTTAACAATAGGCGGTGGTGGACAATTAACACTTACAGGTGGAACTAACGCAGTTATAAATGTAAATAGTACAGCAGATAGTTTTATAGAAAAAGATAGTGGTACAAATTTATATTTAGCTAACAATGTACAAGATGGCGATTTACTATTAAGAGTTAATGACGGTGGAACAAATAAAAC